GCCCAGTCCATACCCTCGTTGGAATCACCTGTTACCTTTTCGCACACATCAAGAATCACGTTGCCGTGGCGCAGTGCGTAGCCTTTGCTGTCACCGCCCTCATCCGATGGATCATGCGAAGCAAGAAGAGCACCCTCTGGCTTCCATCCAAGCTTGGTGTGCGCGTCTATAGCGGCATCAAACCAATCGGGCTCAATAATACTATCCTGCACCGTATCAAGGTGCTTGCCTTCCCAGATGTGCTCGTACATAGCTCTGGGCAAGTTCTGCCTATCATGCAGCCTCTCCTGCTCCAACGGTGTCTTCACGAACCACGGGTTATCCTCATAGTTCATGCGGATCACTAGGTGCATATCGTCTTCGTATATGCCGTCACGGTTGAGCTGCTTCTCAAATGGCTTAATGAATCGCTCGGAGAATGCGTCAGTGCTGGCCCGTGGGTTACCCGACAGCCATATCTGACTGCCCTGCTCCCGGAGAGTAGGAGTTAAAGCCTTGAGACTATCGAAGGATATCGTCTGCGCCTCTTCAACCCAGAAAAGGTTAAAGCCGAACATCGACTTAACGGCCTCTACGTTGCGGGCTAAGCCTCTAAACTTAAAGGCTACCTCACCGTTGAAGAGTATCTGGTTGTTCTGAACCTCAAAGTCTTCTAGCTCATAAGAGCCTATCTGAGACGCTAGGAGGCTGTGTACTGAGTCATCTATGCTGTTCTGAAACTCTCTAAAGGCTCCGATCTTCTGGCCCTTGAGAGCTTTCAGGAGGCTCAGGGAGCCAAGCCCGTAGCTCTTGCCACTTCCCCGGCCGCCGTATACAACAACAAAGCGCTGCTTGGCGGTTAGTATTGGCAGTAGTTTAGGTGCAATCTGTAGATTCATTCAATCTCTACTGACGACTTCCGAATTCGTATAGCCCGACTTTGCGCCTCGGCCTTATCCTTAGTGTTGTGGCCGCCGCCATCAATCGCTGTGCCCCTGTCGTTCTTGGCGATGGTCCCATCAGGCTCTACCAGCCTGTATCTCTTGCCTATACGCTTCACGCTAATCGGCATCTAAGTCTCCCGGGTTAACAACCTCAATGGTAACGTGGTAGTCCTTCTCAATCGGCCTTCCATCTGGTCCTGATATCTCCTGACGGCTCTTCTCGGTCCATCCCATCCTTTGTGACAGCCAGAGCTTCATGCTTGGATGATCGCCTTCCATCGCCTTGTCATATAGCTTCTCAACCATAATTATCCCGGCTCTGGTCAGTCCGCGCTTGTAACTATCAGAAACGCGCTTATCCCGCTTCATGATTTCCTTTAAAGTATTGACGCTAATACAGAAATAATCAGCGAGCTGCTGCTGGGTTAATGATGGAGCAAGCCTTTCAACCTCAGCGATCTCTTCCTCTGTGAATACCCTCTCTGGCCTAGCCATCTTGCTTCTCCGCTTGAATATCCATCATGACATCAATAGCTTTGGCTAAGAATATACGCGATTCTCTGCCTAAGTTGGGGAAGTCTTGGATAATCTTCCCAACCCATTCCACACTCCAGCTTTCTATTTTGAAGCGGTCTTTCATGTTATGGCACATGACACAGCTATCTACCATATCTTTGCCTCCTAGCCTATTGGGAACAGGGAAGTGATCTCGCTCAATACGTTGTTTTATATCGCCAGACTCAAGTGTCGCATCACAATAAAAGCATGACCTAAATTCAGCCATTTGAATTCCTTCCGCAGTAATCGGCGCCCGCGGGTATACCAACATAATCATGCCCGGTAGCTTCCCAGCGCCACCTTTCCTCGCATAACTCATCGCGTGGTACGCAGCAGGTCAGCAATAGAGCAAACAGTAATCTAGACATTTATAGCTCCCTGAAGTCATGTATCGGGATGTATACAGCGGGCTGTATGTCTTGAGGATCTCCGCGGTCCTTCCTGCCGCCCATCTTTATTACGCCCCTGCAGTGTAGCAGATCAGCGTATCCTATCTTGTCCTTCCATCGAACCACTAGAGTTACCGGGAGATTAGTTATGCTACCCAGTTGCACAGAGGCATTGTATTTATCCAATGATAACATAAAGCTATCGAAGTCATTCATGTTGTACTTTCTCGTCTTAACCTCTATCCAAGCCACAATCTTACCGTTGCGCTCCGCAGCGTAGTCTACGCGATACTTGATAGGCAGCTTGTTTAGCTTAGTATTCCACGCAGCAGATATCTTTTGTGCCACTTCATCCTCATTCTTGAGGCTCTCTGGTGTTTCGTACATTGGACGATTCATGTAGGTCAGGCTCCGCTTACAGGTTTTTTTGCTCTCTGATCTCATTTCTTTTTCTTGCCAATTTGTATCTGCTGAATTCCTTTGCCCGGATCACATCACCCCTTGCCCTAGCGCTTTCGTAGATCAGGCAGTACATTTGGTCCTCGTCCTTTGTCTTCTTCAGCATCCAGTCCGGGTCATGCGGCAACTCATCGCTGAACAGGACTCTTGGCCTCAAACCTAGCTCCTGCACTACATCGAGCCCGCTTACGCCGCAGGCGAAGCAATGAATGAGCACCTTGCCGTCCTTCTCTGTTAAGCTAAGACTAGGATCTTTATCCTCGCCGTGGATCGGGCAGCTCGCCCTGTAGCTAGAGCCGTGCTGCCTTACTCGGTTTAAGTGCGGGAGTATCTCAGCAAGCACGGGCGGGTCTCTTCGCTGAGCGAATGTTGGCGTAAGTGATAAAGCTCATTACATCCTTCGACTTGCAGACCTCTGGTGTCCGATCTAACCCAACGGGCCAAACCCCAAACTTCTCACGATATTTATGGGATGCCCAGCCGGGATTGAAGCCCTTGCGATGGCAGTAGTCCATCAGCTCCGACATCCAGCGCTGCTTCATCTGCTTCAGGGTCTCACCATCGGCTAGTACCAGCTTAGTGCCATCGTCTTTCAACATCTGCGTATCTGCGGGAAGTATGTATCCGCAATCACACCTGCGGCCCTGAAACGCTGCAGTGCACTGTGGACAGGTATGAGTAATCGGTTCCTTTTCTTCTTTCTTGACCTGCTCGGTCTCTTTGAATCGCTTCTCGCCGTCATCAAGAGACTCAGGCACTATATCTTCCGCAAAGCCGTGGAGGCTCACGTTGCCCGCATGATCGAGGTAGGTAGCCTTCTCCTTGCCCGACGCGGTCCTGAGTATACGCCCAGCCCGCTGCTGGTAGGCTATTATGGACTTACAAGGGAAGCAGTCTATTAAGATTTCACACCCCGGATCATCCCAGCCAACACCTAGCAGCCGAGAGCACGAGAGAACCTTATAATCGCCACGCTCAAAGTCACGGTAGAGCATGTCACGCTCTTCCTGCGGCGTGTAGCCATCTATATGCGCGGCTGGTATCCCTGCAGAGTTGAATTGCTCAACAAGGTTCTTGCTGTAGGCGATGTTTGGTGCGAATGCCACAGCCCTGCGCGTTAAGCCGTTACTATGGTCGCGGTAATTATCAACAATACTCCCGGTAAGCTCGATGTCATCAGACATCCGATTACCCAGCTCTTCCGGATCATAATCACTTCCACCAGTTGTCAGCGCCTTGGTTTTGATACCCTTCGTATCTACACTCTTGCCGACATAATATTCACACTTGGAAAGCCAGCCTTGCTCTTGCAGCTGCCGAGTAGTGATAGGCACAACAACATCGTTGAATATCTTGCCTAGTCCTTTACTGAACGGTGTAGCCGTCAACCCTACAACGGGCACCGCATTCCATTGCTCTAGCTTTTCAACAAGAGACTTGTACATGACATGCGCCTCATCGACAATAATTAGATCAGCGTGGGGCCAATCCTTACGCTTAACCAAAGTCTGCACTGAGGCAATTTGGATAGGTGCCCGATAGCCATCTGATAGGTGATGCTGCGCTTGGATCACGCCAAATTCTAAACCGTGCTCTGCGTAAGCCTCAATCGACTGCTCGACCAGCTTTATCCGGTCACAGACAAACAATACCCTTTTACCCTTCTCAACCGCTGACTTCGCAATCGCAGCTGCTGTTATCGTCTTCCCAAAGCCGCAGGGAGCCGCCAGTATTACCCGGCGATTACCCTGAGACATTGATTCCCGAACCATCTGTATTGCTTGAATCTGATGCTCTCTTAAATCCATATCAACACCATTAACATGAAAGAAAGCATTATTGTGTGGGCGCCCATCAGTGCCCAAAATTCTATGTTTTTATTGTGCCTCATCGTACCCCCGGACAATTCTTGTGATTTTATTTGGACTTTTGTCCGTGACTTAAACCGACCAGCCTGCTAGCACGATTAGCATCATCAGGGTGACAATCGCGCAGCTTCCGACAAATGCAGTGAATTCTTTCATGCGTGCGCCCTCATTGGTACGCAGACTCGATCCCACTCGCCCCACGCATCTGACTCGTATCCATCAATGTAACCTTTCGCGTGTTCTCTGAGCAGGTGATTGCTGCGCTTGCGGTACTTTTTCTCTAATAATTCGATCTCTTCACCCTTTGCCCAAAGCATCCGTACAGCTATATCAGCTAACTGATCATCGCCATCATGAGCGTCATTAACAATTACACTCGCAGATTCGTCCTCAACGAGCGCCTCAATAACAAGATTTAGCACTCGCTCTGTAGGGTCCCACTCGCCAAACCGGATGCAAGAATCAAGGTTATCCATCACAATGTTATATATGCTCTTCATGCCTCATCCTCCTGCAGCATTTGATCAATTTGTTGGCGAAGATCTATCAGTGCGTTACTGACCATCAGTTTTTTGGTTTGATCATCGTCACCGTAGCCGCCAAAGAATGTATTTACCTCTATTGATCCATCGTCTGATTCTAAAGAAAACTCTATCCAGTTATCGCTTCGCTCCAAGTTAATATTAATAGTTCGATGCAGGTTTAAATTTGTCATTTTATTCTCCGATTGAGTTATGTTTCTACCTACAAACCCGCAGTTAAGCGGGTCTGGTGCTGGTTGCTGGCAGATCATGCTGCCTCGTTGACGATCCTTTTTAACTTCTTCTCGCACTTCTTGCATACTGTTTCAGGATAATTTCTTCTCATGTCCAAGAAAAAATTGATGTCATGAGCGCTGTGCGTATCGCCACACATATTGATGTCGCTATCAAACTTCTGTCCAGCAACCATCATTTTGACCTTGCGGAGCTTTACTTTGCCATCAACATTGCGAGCAAAATATTCTTGGAGGTGAATCTTTTCGCCTGCGTTTAATCTGTTAGCCATTGCCTTACCGCTCCTGATAATCGCTTGGGAAGTCTCTGATGAAACTTTTAATCAGCTTTACAAGCTCAGTTAGCTTCTCATCGCTCATCCCGTCATAGTTAAAAGTAAAGCCTTTCATAACGTGCGACTGTCGATTGCAATATTCAATAGCAGATTCTCGGTCAAAGTTCTGTGTCAAAGTCATCGGTTTTTCTCCTCAAAGGAGCAGCACCGCGCCGCTCTATGGTTCCCATTTTACGGATGTAAACATTGGTGTCAACAAATCCACAACATTTATTTTACATTTCTTTCTCGGAGTATTGCTTTGTCCCACGCCTTACACTCAGGGCAGTACCATCCCTGCCTAAATGGCTGGTCTTTATCATCAAATCCAATGACTTGCTGCATCTGTAATCCGCATTTACACGATTTTGCTAACTCATTCATATATATCCTTATTATGCTGCTGTTAGGAGCCGGAGAGATTACAGGGCAATACTCACCCTAGCCGGGACCGAAGCCCCGGTTTAGTGATATGCCGCCGTCAATCGCCATCGAAGACAGGGAAAGGGCCAGAGGTAGGTCTGCCCTTCTCAGTAGATTACGGCCCGTACACGCCGCCTGAGAGCGTTCTACTGCGCTAAATGTGCGTACTGCCAGAGGTTATCCCAACTGGAGCGCGTATTCAGCCACTCATAACGCTGATGACAGGGCTTTCTCAGTTTCCCTCAGATTTTACATGCCGGGAGACGCCGGAGCGGACCAACGCATGTGCCTGCCAGTTTGAGAAAGTAGGGAGAGGTGTTACAATACTACCCAGTCGGGCAGTTGACATCTTTCCCCCTTATCTCTGTCGGCTTTTGCTGGGCTCGTTACCCAGACCGACTTTCCAATCCTAAACCCGGGTGAAGTTTAATGCAACTCCCGGGTGACGTACTCTTCATAGCTATCTATGTGCTGCTCGTTATCTTCGAACCAGTTCTCAATCATCTTGAGAAAAAAGTTCATCGTGTTAATCGCATCGTGATCCTTGCCGGAGAACCTGCTGTGGCTCTTGATAAACCACTCATTTAGCTCATCTGGGGTCATAATTTGGAAGGTAATCTCTTCTTCTTTTTTCATCTTAAAATCCTGTAAATTCTAATCTGCCTGACTCACCCGCGGCTCGCCTAGAGAGCATAGTCTCATACTCCAGCTTATAGTGCTTAGCGATCTCCTTCTCCGATTTGTGCATACTTTTAGCCAGATTAGTGTCGTTGCGCTTTTCGTTTAGAATCTCTACGGTTCCCGGTCCGAGCTTTTCCTCTGCCCAGCGCTGAAAATCATGAGGATTACTCCCCAGTAACATATGGCAGCTCATGCAGTGAGCGAAGGCATTGTCTGGGTCCCACCGAGTACCTTTAGCCCGGCGCCCGAAGTAGTGGCTACAGTGGAGCCCTTGAGAGTTCTGCGGGTACACTGTCTCACAGTGCTCGCAGGTCCAGTTAGCCCTCTCCCTGACGCACTTACTAAACCAACTATCTGAAGCTTTTAATCGCATCGGTTTTGATATCCCACGCTAAATTATATTTAAGGCACTGGATGGTCCAGATAGCACGTTTCTGAACGTCTGGCTTCATGTGCTCGCTATAAAATTTGATCATCTCAATGCTCGATTTTTTGTTCATAAGCGGATTCTGGCGCAAGATATCTTTAACCTCACGCCGAACCACATAGCTCATCTCAAGTTCATTTCCGCCCTGCTCGTTGCCTGCTTGCTCCGCCACGTTTCAAACCTCATTTTGAAAACTTCAATCTGAAACCGTAAGGCTGTAGCCTGCTCTACGGCTTCCTTGATGCCTTCTAACAGTTGTTGATACTCAGGATTAGAGTATGCCTCTCGTTCCTGTTTAGCAATGGCTAAACCCGGCTCATTAGCCTCTGCATCGGCCATAAGCATAGCTTTTTTAGACTTTCTGAATTCACTCAAATAGGCTCGGTTGGCCTCCGCTTTCGCGTAGTCTTTTGTTAGCTGCTCGATTTTTAGCCAGCTTTCTTCTCTCATAACTGATCTCCACATGAGTTTTTACAAGCGCTTGGAAGTGCTCCGGGACTCTCCCCAGAGCCTCCCTGCGCTCTTTTTTAGTTTCTAGCGACATGATATATGCCGCCATCTGTCTAGGTTTTCCAGATAGCAAAGCCATCTTCTACCTTTCGGCTTTTAGGTCTAAAATCCAAATCGTGCCTACGGCAGTAGCTGTGGATGTTGCTCAGCTCCTTACGCATTTCTTCCTGCTCATCGTACAGCAAGCATTCGCTGCTGCCCTTTTTGAGATCAAGAAAGGCTGCTACGCAATCACTTTTTAAATAATGGCCGTTTTCTGGAATTTTTCTGTTGGCAATTTTCAAAACGGGATATCCTCTTCAAGATCAATAGTTTGAGCCTTTTCAGGATTGCTTGCAGGCTTGCTTTCAGTCTTAGTCCACTTCAAAGAAATATATGCAGCACCGCCGTCTTTTGGCTTGTTGATCCAGCCTCTGACTTCAACATTGCCATTCTTATTCAGCTTTACCACGCCAGCCTCCAAAGCGTCCGCAAGCTCTTTAATATTTTGCGGCTTTAGTGTTTGATAGTAATCACAACCATCGTATTGTGATTTGTTCACATTCATTAAATTCACAAACTCTAAATTATCTGCCATTAGT